CAGAGGTTCTTAACGATATTAAACCTGGTGAAGGTGTTTATAAATTATTAGGTAGAGTTACAAATCATCATTTAGATGGGCACTCAAGTCCTTCAGAAATGGTTGAGGCTTTAAAACAAATTGGTGGTGGTGACGCTAATAAAGGTGTTGACCTATTATGTCAAGATGGTGGAGTTATGATGAAACCAGGTGAGGCAGCAAAAGGATTACATGATTTAGTAAACAATCCTGACCAATACCATAATTTAGGTGATATGTTTAAAGGTACTGCATCTGGTACAGGTAAATTAGTAGAACCAGGTACAGGTTTAAACACAACTTCATACGGTACAATAGCTGGTAGAAGTTTAACTTCAATGTTAGTAAAATCATTACCAACAATTATTACAAAAGTGGTAATTAAGACTGGTGTTAAAACAGGAGCTGGTTACGCAGTGGCTAAAGGTTTTGGGGCTGTTTTGGGTCCAATAGGTATCACTTTAGTTTCAGCAGGTATTTTGGTTAAGGCCATGAGAATGAAAGGTCAAAAACAATCTAGAGCTAAAACATTAAACGACCTGTTCCAATCAATACAACCAATTAAAGGTACACAAGAAAATATTCCTGTATTACCAGAAAGACCAGAACCAAATGGGGAAGAACCAAAAGGTAATGATGAACCAATAAAAGGTGGTGAAAATCAAACACCGACACCGACAATACCACAAGACTTTCTTAAAGGTAATAGAAATATGCAATTAGCGTATTTATCAGAATTATTTTTACCACAAGGAAAGGGTTTATGGGATAGTCTAGGACTTAAAAGAGGCACAGTAATACCTAGTGGGTTCTTAGATGCAGCTTTAGGACAAGGTAAAAAAGATAGTGGAAAATATTTAAAAGCTTATTATAATCATTTGAAAAAAGAAGATTCTTTCACTAAAGACCCTGGTAATTCCGGTGCTTGGTTAGCCAAAGTAAAAGCAAATGAAACACAAGCTTTAATTAAATGGGTTAGAAATACAAGAAAAAATATTGGCCCATTCTTAAAAGCGTTAAACGATGAGTTCCCTGAATTTTCAATTGGTAAAAGAGCTAAAGCTAAAACAGTTAGACCAGGTAAAAGAGGTGAGGCTATGGGTACTTCAGGTATAAATGATTCTATAGAAAATAGATTGGGTAATTTATTAACTGAAGATGTTAACTTAGGTGGTTCAGCATCTAAAGCCGGATTTGATAAAACAATATTTATGAAAAATCTACCTCAATTTATGGAGATGATAAGTTCAATGTATTATGGTATTAAAGGTTCAAAATTAACTTACGATAAAGAAGGTGTATTAAAAGTATGTAAACCTTTTGGTTGTAAAGCCGGTTCAGGATCTGGTTATACTAAAACAAAATCTGATGATTATGTTTTACAACCTGAGTCAAAAATTTCTTCTAATAAAAATTTAAATGAAGAAATTTCAAAAATGAAAGATTTAATGAAGAGAATAATAAAATAATTGCTAAAATTAAAATATAGCATATTTATAATAAAAGATAACAACTTAAAAAAAACAAAATACTATGGCAGATTTGCTAATGAGGATGCCCGTTCCATACGAGCCTAAAAAACAAAATAGATTTATTCTTAGATTCCCATCACCTCTTGGTATTCAAGAGTGGTTTGTGAAAACAGCGTCAAGACCTAAATACACTTCAGAAGAAACTGAAATTCAATTCTTGAATACATCAACATTTGTTGTTGGTCGATTCACTTGGGAGACAATGGACGTTACTTTTAGAGATCCTATCGGTCCTTCTGCGGCACAAGCAATTATGGAGTGGGTTCGTTTACATTCAGAATCAGTAACAGGCCGTCAAGGTTACGCTGCTGGTTACAAGAAAGACGTTGAGTTAGAATTACTTGATCCAACAGGTGTTGTAATTGAAAAATGGATTCTTCAAGGTACAATGTTAACAAGTGCTGACTTTGGTTCATTGGATTATTCTACATCGGATATTGCTGAGATTACTGGTACGCTCAGATTTGACCGTGCCATACATGTCTTTTAGCATTCCTTTATCAAATACGAACTTTGTCCTCCTTGTGTATATTTATTATATATAAGGAGGATTTTTTATGCAATATATCTGTAAAGAATGTAATTTAGAATTTAAAAGTTTATGGGGGTTGTCTTCCCATAACGTTCAAAAACATAAATTAAAACCAGAAGATTTATACATAGAGTATGAGTTAAACGGTCAAAAACCAACATGTGCTTGTGGTTGTGGAGAAAAACCAAATTTTTTAGGTATAAAAAAAGGTTTTGTAAAATATCTATTAGGCCATGCCTCTCGTGTTAATAACAATTGGGGTCATAATGTTGAATCTAATAAAAAATCACACCAAACCCAAAAAAAGCTTTATGAAAGTGGTGAGTTAAAAATATGGAATAAGGGTTTAACAAAAGAACAGGATATAAGGTTAAACTATGGTGAAAAGATATCGTCCAACAAAGAACGTTCTGAAAAAATATCTAAAGCTCTAAAAGGTAAAAAACGACCAAAAGAAGTTTTAGAAAAATTAAATGAAGGTATGTTAAACTATTGGTCAAAAGATGAAAACAGAGAAAAAAAATCACATGAACGTATGGTTTGGATGTTAGAAAATGATTTCACTGTTAAATCAAAATTAGAGGAAAAATTTTTAAACTTAATACTTCCCAATGTAGAATATGTTAGACAATACTATGTAAGGGATATAAAAGCTTATTACGATTTCTACATCCCTAAACATAACATTTTAATAGAGATTGATGGTGATTTTTGGCATTGTAACCCTGAAGGTAAACACCCAAAACCTATATATGAATCACAATTTAAAAATTTAAAGAAGGATAAAATTAAAACTGATTGGTGTGTTAACAACGACATCCCCTTACTAAGATTTTGGGAAAAAGATATAAATGATAATCCTGAAATGATAAAAACCAAATTATCTGGATATTTATAATTAAGATGAAAAATCTAATTAAAAAAATATTAAAAGAAGAACAAGATGAGTTTGAATGGGCTCGTGGTCTTGATGTTAGTATGGCCGAAAAAGAAATAAAACAATTTTTTGTTGCTGTTGAATATGACCATGGTTTTGAGGGACCAGAATTGTATCATATGTTGGTTGATGCTAATATTCGTGATATTAATAAACTACAAAAAATTGGTAAGTTCTTATATGATGAGGTTGAATCTGTTTATGACAGAGGAAAAGAGGCAGGTTATGAAAACTGTGATTGTGATGGGTGTTGTGATGATTATGTTTGGTATGAAGATGCGGATAGAGATAAAGAAGAAGCACGTGAAGAAGGGTATCAAAGTGGATATGATTCCGCTAAAGAAGATTCTGAATCTGAAATTGAAGAATTAAAATCACGTATAGAAGAATTGGAAAGTCGTTTAAATGAAGGATAGAATAAGAAAAATACTAAAAGAGGTTGAAGACGAGTTTGATTGGGCTCGTGGTTTTGACACAACAAAAGTTGAGCAAGAGATTCAATCTGGTTGGTCTAAAACTGATGATGAATATGATACAAGCATTTTAGCAATATATCAAACATTAGTTGATGCCGGTTTCCAAGATATAAATACATTAAAAGAAGTTGGCGAAGAACTTTATGACCAATTTGAATCTGTTTATGATAATGCAAAAGAGATTGGTTATGAAAATGGTCAAGAAAATGCTGGTTGTGACGGATGTTGTGATGATTATTATAGTTGGGATTATGTACAAGAACAAGTGGATGAGGCTAAAGAATCGGCATATGATGATGGTTTTGATAGAGGTCGTGAAGAAGGTCGTGAAGAAATGGAAACAGAAAAAGAATCTGAGATTGATGATTTAAAATCCACAATTGAAGAATTAAGAGAAAGAATTGAAGAGTTGGAAAATAGGGATGAGGAATAGTATAAGAAAAATATTAAAAGAATCTGAAGAATGGTTTGATTCCGTAAGTAATGATTTTGCTAATACTGAATTACCTTTTGAGGTTATTGGTTTAAGAAATAGGCCAGCAATGAAAAATATGTTTATTATTAATTCAACTTGGGATTATGGTGATAGAACTTTAAGAGAAGAATATCATTTCAAATCAGATAATAACGAATCCTTTCAAACTTTTATAAATGTTTGTAAATTTTACAGTACTTTATTAAGTAGTAATGATACTGAAAGATGGCAAGATGTTGATAGAATAGTTAAAAGCATTGGTTTAAGTATTTCCTCGTATGATGAAGATGATAATTACGGTACTCCAAAAGATATGTCAGATTATTGTTTGGGTCAAGACTACCCGGCTGTATTATATAGTGTACAAATTAGTTATTATGACAAATCGGGTGTTGAACATGATGTTAAATTAAAATAAAAAAGGGACTTAAATAGCCCCCTTTTTTTTAATAATCATAATCTTCATCCCAATCAGTATTGTAAGGTCCATACCCATAGTCCTTACGACCACGGTCAGTACAAACATATTCACCGTTATTAAAGATGTCGTCACCGTCAGTTTCATCTTTATTACCCTCTACTAATAAGTTATTAGATTTTGCTGGATTGTATACCTTTGTTTCTCCACCCCAGTATGTTGAATAAGTGTGTTTTTTATCTTCTCTGTAGTTTTTATAACTGTTCTCACCAAGAATTTCAACAAGTTTCAAACCTAAGTTATAACCATTTTGAACATCGTCAACCACAACATATTCGTTTTCTGTGTGATATTTGTAATAACCAGCCGCTAAATTTAAACAAGCTATGTTAAATTTTTCCATGATTTGCCAAACATCTGTATAAGGATGGTAAGCCCAATCAGTAATACCGTGTTCAGTAATTAAACCTGTTACTTTTTCAGCGAACTCTGATTTTTGGTTAAATAAATAACGTCCCATTAATGTTAAACTCATAGAGTCACCACCTGGAGAATCATATTGAATTACGTAACCAACATTCTCAAAGAATTTTGGGTCTGCGTACATACTACCTTTACACCCAATTTCTTCAGACACAAAGAAAGCTATTTTTACATTAGGTAATGTATCTAACATTTCAAGAGCTAAATAAATACCACACTTGTCGTCACCACCAATACCTAAAGGCCTTTTAGATTCCTTATCAATACCTCTTAAAGTTACTTCACCATTTATCTCTTCCTGTAACACAGTTAAGTTTTTATTAACCTTGTGTACAGTATCAGTATGTGCAATGAAACAAGGGAAATTTCTGGTAAAACCTTTTGTTACATAGATATTACCGTGAGTATCTGTATAATGTTCATACCCTTTTTCTATTAAAACTTTTTGTAAATACTCAATCATTAAAGCCTCATTTCGTGAATGTGTCGGTACTGCGAGGATTTCTTTTAAACGATTAAGGTTATTTTCTGTCATTTTCATATTTGTTTATAATTTATACACAAAGATACATATAAAGTTTGGTTTTATAAAATTTTATTCATAAAAAAAAGAAAATAATGTATTTATTTATTGAAACTTTACTATTAAAGAATATGTTTTAAGTTTTAAGCTACAGCTTAAATAATAATAAAAAATAAAAAATAGTTTTTAACATGTCAAATGTAAAACAACAAACACAAGAAGTACAATTCCAAGCACCATTCGATGTTATTCCTTTACCATCTGGTGGATTATTATATCCAGGTCAACAAGGTAACGTAAAAGTAGAATACATGACCGCTATGGATGAAAATATCTTAACATCACCAAACTTAATTAAGAGTGGTAAAGTTATTGATATTCTTATGGAGAAAAAAATTAAAGAATCTCCAGTTCCCATGGACCAATTATTAATTGGTGATAGAAACGCAATTATGATTTGGTTAAGAGCCACAGGTTATGGAGAAATTTATCCAGTTAAGTTAACAGATCCAAATAGTGGTGTAGAATTTGACCACGAAATTGATTTAAACGCCCTTAAAACAAAAGAATTACCAAAAGGTGTTGAACCTGATGAAAACGGTGAATTTGAATTTTTATTACCAAGAAGTAAAAAGAAAATCAAATTTAAACTTTTAACTGTTGGTGACG